AAAATTAGCTTCTGTTATAAATGCGCCTTTAATAATCCATTCACCTACAATATCACCTACAGGGCCTAAAACATCGATTACTAAATCCTTTTTATAGAAATCAGAATATCCATCTCTACCAGTTACTGATTCGTGGTGTAAGCGAACCCATTCCATTACTGACTGAGCACCTGATGGGGTGATTGGGTCAAATAATGTCATTTGTATGTTACCCCAAGTAGTTTTACCTTTAACTTTTCTATATACGTTAATATGGTTCAATGTTACTTCACCTTGAGTTAATGTTACAGCGTTTACTCCTTTAATCAAGTAGCTAGGAACACCATCCATATAAAGGATGAATCGGTTAGCCTGTTTTGGTTCAAAGGCTGTGAAAAATATTTCGTTTGCGTCTAATATTGCCATGTCTTTCTATTTGTTTATAAATATTGTATTTTTAAACCTTATACTGGGAAAGTAGCTCCAGTTGGTGTAATGTTGAAATCTAAGTAAATAAATTCAGCTGTCTTAGTTGGTTGTAAGTAAATTTGACCTATTAACTGATTTCTATCTATTACATCAGGAGTGTTATTAGTATCATCCATTACTACTTTGAAAGCATATAAACCTTGTCTTTGTTGTACTGATTCTAAGTATGGATTTACTTGGCTTAAGAATTGATTTCTTGTTGCAATTGTATTTTGTTCAAACACTAAGTTATTTGCTACTTGAGAAATATAAGACTTAAGTACAATTAATAATCTTCTAACATTTACTCTATCTAACGCACTTGCTCTAGATTGTAATGTCTTTTGACCATATACTACAGTTCCAGTTCCAGGGAATGTTGCAATTGGATTTACTTTTCCTTGATATAAAGTATCTCTATTAGTTTGAGATAATTTTTGTTCTGCTCTAATTACAGTTGATAAACCACCTCTGTTTATACCTGCTGGTGCAAACCATGGTTCAGCAACACTATCATTATAAGCATAAACACCTGCTATCATTGTTGAAGCTGGTACCCAAACATTCTTACCTGTTGCTGGGTCTTGAATTTGACACCAAGGCCAGTAAGCAGCGGTATATGAAGTATCTCTTGTAGCAGCTTGACCAATTGCTGTAGTAACTGAACTACCATATGGTACTAAGTCTAATACAAAGATATTATCTCCTCTATTTTGAGTATTTGCTATAATAGAAGAAACTTGAGAAGTATAATCTGTGTTATATAAACCAGGAGTGAATAAAGCATTAAATCTATAATCATCTTGATTTGATAATAAATCAATCATATTTGTATAATTAGCTCCTACTAAACCTTGAGTATTTGAACTATTGATTGTATCATAAAAATTAGCTCCTGCTTTTACATCACCTGTAGCTATTCCAAATGTACCACTTGCTGCTATTGGAATAGAAGAAGTATATTGTGGTTTAGCTATACCATTGTTATCAAAATAACTTGGTGTTAATAGGTTTATTGATTTTACTCTAACATATTTTGAAGCATTTGGATATGAACCTGATACTTCAATTTGGATAGTGGTTGGATTGTAATTGTACTTATAATCACCTATTACTTTACTAACAAAATTAGATGCTAAAGGATCTAATGATAAGTTAGTCCAAGTTTCTAATACTACTGGAGAGTTTGTATTATCATCACCTCTTCTAATTAATAAATTAAAAGTACCTGATGCTGTATTTGGGTTAACAATCTGCCAACGAATATTATTTGATGAACCACTAGCTAAAGCTCCACTAGAATCTTCTGGGCCTGTACTGTTCATAATAATACCTTCTGAAATTGTTTCAAGAACAAATGCAGGTTGAGAAGAAGCTTGTGTACTTGCGCTTATAGCTGAACTTGTAGCTTCAGAATATGTTCCTGATACTACTCTAGATACTAATAGTGTTTCACCACCATTTAAGAAATAATTATAAGCAGCTATTGAAGTAAAATAAGAATATGTGTTACTACCACTTGTAAGAACATCTCCAAAGGTATTAACATATTCAGAATAAGAAGTAACTACAGTAGGTAATTCAACTGGTCCTTTTACTGTTGGACCTATGATAGCTGCACCTACAGTTACAGGTTGTTGACTAACAAAAGATGAATCGTTCTCTCTTGCTAATACACCAGGTGATATTAAAGTTTCTGCCATGTTTTAAATTGATTTTTGTTTGTTTATAAATATCTTAAAGATACTCAAAATCAATTACTCATGAATTCTCCTTTCTCTAAATCAATAGAACCATCTCCATACTTTTGTTGTAATTGAGAACCAATTTGTTCTTCTTGTTTTAATAAATTAGACAATTCATTTATTAATGATTGTTTTTGAGCTTCGTATTGCATTTCCAAAAACCCAAATTTTTCAGTTAATTGAATTCTTTTAGATTGAATTTCTTTTAAACTGGTAATTTCATCTTGTGTTAAAACTTTTGTTTCCATTTTTTATTATAAATATTATATTCTTTGTGCTAAATATCTATTAAAAGCGGTGTTATGATTTTCTAAAAGCATATTTACAAATATTTGTAAGTTACTTTCATTTGTAAAATCTTCAACCATTAGCTTATGATCTTCTAGACCTCTTTCACTAATATCTAATAAAAATATTATTACATTATCTTGTTTCTGTATTTTTAACTCATATAATTCTTCAGAAACACTATTATATGATACTATTATATTCCCCATAAATGTACTGATCCTATTGTTGCGCCAGTTGCATTGGCATTATTATTTACTTTATATGTTATATATCCATTACCTATAGTCTCATTAAAATCTCCAGTATATGCTCCAGCTGCACTTCCTGCAGCTATTGTCACTACTACAGAAGTATCCGCCATAGCTCCTGGGCTAGCTCCTTTTCTTACTGTTACTACTAATGAACCTAAACCACTTTGTGCAGTTGCAGTTCTTACAGCGAATCCTCTTACACCCACAATTCTATCTAAATAACATGCTCTTACTGTGTTTTCATTACCTGCTGTGGCTATCCCAGGGAATGGAGATAAAATATTAGAGGCTGCTAAATTGGCTGCTGGTGCAAAATTATATACTGCCATTAAATCAAATGAAGAATTTATCTGGATAGAAGCTGTATTAGAAGATAAAGAAGAAGTTACTCCACTACCTGTAAAATTAAAAACAGTAGCTGTACCTAAACTATTTCCTTGATCTTGAACTGTAATAGAACCTCCACCACCTCCTGAACCTGTATCTACAGTAATAGGAAATGTTGAACCATCACCTTTAGTAAAAGTAATTGTATTTGTGGTAACAGACGCTGTAACTAAAGCATTTGGTGTGAAGGAAGATGTTTGAGCACTTATAGTTTGAGAAGCACTTACAGCCCAACTACTTGTTCCTATAATATTACCAGTAAAACTGCCAGTAAAACTGCCTGTATTATAAGAGGCAGTGAATGTATTAATACTAGAGGTAAAGCTGTTTATACTCGCTGTATACGCGTTAAAACTAGAAGTAGTCACTAAACTACCAGTATTAACACTTCCTCCTCCACCAGGTATAGTGACAGTGACAGCGTCACCTATATTTGTAGCTGTAACTCCATCACCTACAAAATCAATAGAAGTAACCCCAGTAGTTAAAGTGCTACCTTTATCTTTAATAGTTACAGGAGAACCTCCACTATTTAAAGCGTGAGAGGCGGTTACAGCATATGATGAAGATATTGCTGATGAAGCATTATCTGCATTTATTGCTTTAACTGCTACTTGTGAATATTGACTTTGTCTTACTGATGCCATATTTTATTAATATATAAATGGGTTATAACTAATCCCATTATCTTGAAAATATTGGATTCGTTCCTGTTCATCTATAAAAAAATAAAAGAAATTTGAATCACTATGCACTGCAAAATTTCCTTCAGGTGTTTCTTCAGGCATACCATTTATATTGTTGACTTGTATCATTATGCTGTACGTGTTAATCTCATTATAGATGCTCCATTACCTGCTCCAATTGTAGAGGTTTGTCCTCCAGTCCCAGAAGCAAATTGAATTTGAACTACACCAGGAGTTGTGTCAATAGATATTCTACCAAATAGCCTAGCCCCTGCATTACCATTCACCCTTGTAACTCCAACTCCTGTTATTGTTCCTGTTGTCACTGTGAATTGATAACCTGTTACCGTGGTACTAATACCTTCTACATATAAAAACCCAGTACCACCACTAGGAGCTGTAAAACCAAATTTAATACCACCTGTTCCAGTACATGTTGTAGCTAAATATATTTCAAAATACCAAGCACTACTTGTTGGTAAAGTAGGAGTAACAAGTCCTGTGATATCAACAAGAGTAGCTGAGGTTGTTGTAATGTTTGCTCCAGATAAAGCTACCAATTGATCATTTATACCTCCTCCAGAACCAAATCCACTCGCTGCTGCTGAGGCAGATATAAAGGTAGGGTCTATATAAGAGGCAGTTAAAGCTAAACTAGATGTTGGAGCACTTAATGTTGATATTGTACTATTATTAGCATCTATTAATTTAAAAGATATTGGATCAACACCTTGATCAAGTCGTATTCCTGCACTTCTAGCATAACTTGATGTTGTAGCAAAACTCGCGGTATTAGCAAAACTAGACGACACTGCTAAACTTGCTGTTTGAGCATAAATTCCATATCCATTTATTTCTGATATATTTGCCATATTTTATTAACTTAATTTGTACCAATCATTTGATGGTTTGAATTTAAAAATGTATCCTGTTCCATTATTATAATATACATGCCCTACTATTCGAATATACCCATTTCCAGGAGGTACTATTGACATGTCTCCATCAACACCATTATTACGTATATAAACCGGTTTGCCATTATCACTTGCCGTTAACCCGGGATGAATATTAGGACCATCAGTACCATCAAAAGATATATCTCCTTCTAATAATACTATTCCTTTAGTAGGGTTCGTATTAACACTTAAAGCTATACCTAGCATTTTAGTAGAGGTATCTGTGGTTTGAGATACTGGAAGCCAATATGAGCCTGATAAAGCTACTAATTGATATTGTCCTGCACTTGAAGATACAGCAGCACTAATTGTTTCCCCTGTATACTGTACTGATGATACTAATGCATCTTGTGAATCTGTACTATGAAATCTATATAAGTAGGTATCAGAAGAGTTAACATAATCATTATACCAATCTAAAGCTGCTATTCCATTAGATGTGTTTAAAATTCTACCACTCCATCCTAAACTATAGTTACCTACGTTGTCAACTAAACCATAATTGCCCCAATCAACAGTTATACCTAATGAGTTTAATAAGTATGATGAATTCCAGTTTATAGTACCAACATTACTATTATTATGTAAACTCCTATTACCCCAATCTACTGATAATGTAGAACCACTATTTAAACGTCTTGTAGTAGAATTAATAATAATATTGTTAGGCATTTGTAATATTGAACTACTAACAATAAGACTTGATCCACTTAATAATAAACTACCAGTAATTTGTACATCTTGTCTAAGTGGATTGATATATGAAGCTGTTGACGCAAATGAAGCTGATGTTGCTATAGAAGCTGTAGCTGCATATGAAGCACTTAAAGGATTACTTAATTGTTCTTTTCTTATTATACTCATTATTATGCAAATTTACCTATTGCTACTATTTCATCTGTTCCTACTAATGTAAATCCTAAATTATTAGGATCAAAAAATACTTCACATGTTCCATTTCCATTATCAACAAAATTAACTATAGCATTAGGCTCTACTAGTTGTCCATTTATATAAAAAGTAAATGATGGAGTATCTGTTGCTGGGAGTCCTGAAGGAGCTGTTAAAAATGCTCCATTGAATAAAGCAGTGTTAATTGTAGTTGATACAGCTTGCAGTGCTTTATTAGTATTTAAATAAATTAATGTCGCTGTATCCACACTTCCTCCAGTAGTTATATTAGTTATATTAGGTGAATCTATTATTTGAGATAACCCACCTTTCTGTGTAGAAGCTTGTTGTGTTGTCACATCAAATAATTCTTGATCACCTGATACTGTCTCTAAAGTAAAAGTTAATTTATTTTTGTTAGAGAATTTTCTAATGTTCATTAAATCTTTTTGTGGTATATCAGGAATGATATATCCATATAAAGTAATTGATAAAGCACATTTTACTATTCTTTCTGTATTATCAGATAATTCAGTTGTGGGTGTAAGAGTACTTATAGTAGCTCTAAATTTAAAGCGTTCAGGATCACCCCAATATGAATCAGAGGCAAATTCTAATGCCTCCATTATTTTATTTAACTGATCATTATAGTAAGTAAATATTACACAATCATAGGTAATATTAACATAATCAGGTACTACAGTAGCATAATATGTTTCTTCTCGTTTAAAATGTTGAACTTACTATATTCATTTTGCTTGCTATATCTTTTACCATACACTTCTATATTACTAGCAGCGTTACCATCTAGTTTATTGGTTAAGTTTCTAACTTTCTCAATACTATTTTTCTTAAACATAATAAGAGGAGCCATTATCTTACCATTCAAATCTCTATAGTATCCATCTTTTTGATATGATTTCCATTTTTCAGGTGAACCATATATAATAGGTACTGGTAATCTTTCTCCGTTTTGTATTACAAATGGTTTAATTACATTTTGAAAGTAATACATTACAGATTCATCTATATCTTGAATACCAATAGATAAAGGCTTAACAGTATCATCTCTAAAAGAAGTTTGTTCTGCTCTATTAAGTTTTCCATCATTATTAGGATTACCTGTAGGAGAAAAACCAGGTGACCCTACAGGTGGAACAAATGGTTCCTGTAAGGATTTACTTATCTCTTTTTGAGTTTTTGGTATTGGTTTTCTTCCTCTAGCCATTATAATCTTTGTTTAACAATATTTAATCTGTCTGCTGGAACATAGTGAGCGTTACATACAAAACTTACATTGTAACCAAACTGTCCTAGTCCTGGATTTAAAGGATTTGGTTCATAAGGATAGTCAGGATCTTTACCTACAAAATATTGAGTGTCAGTTGCTACATCTATTTCAAAATAGCTTTCTTGATATAATACTACATCTCCAATAGTTGGAATAATATTAGCGTCTACTAAGTCATCTCTTAAAAAAGCTAACTTAATACTCCAGCTAAAATCAACCCCTAACTCACTTGTACCATCTGTTTTATTTTCAACTGTAATTAAAGCATTTAATAAAGTAGGTCCATCAAAAAATTTACCTCCTGATGCTTCACCGTACATATTAACTTTAGTTTTGTCTAGAACATATTTGTATAAAGCACATTGTTGGGTAATAATATCACCTAACAGTTCTCTGTTAACATGTCTAAACATTGATATGTCTCTACCTCTTCCAAAAAGTGCCATTATCCTACAAATATTACCATTGGTACATTATTTATTTCTTGTCTGATGAAATCACTTTCATCTTTTCTTCTTTCTAACAATGCTTTTTTAGATGTTTCATCAAAATAAATTCTTAATCTTTCTTTTAAAGCATTTTTCTCTGCTGTAGCAGCAGCTAATAAATCAGCCTGGTTTAAAGTAACTTCTCTATCAGGGATAGGAACTGTACTATATTTACCTCTGTTATATCCTAATATTTCTTTAACTAATGCTAAAGTGTATTCATAAATCCATTGTCTACCAACTGAATTTACTAACGCATAAGATGGATTAGTATATGGGGCATTAGAAACGTTTGTTACACTTCCACTACCTACTTGATTTATACTATTATCTAATCTTTCTTCTACTTTAATATATTCAAACCACAAATATCCTCCTCTAGAATCATTATCTGATGGTACAGGGAATATTGTTAGATTGTTATTTATTATTTCAAATGTATAGTTTGATAAGCGAATTGTGTTACTTAATTCTATACCTTGAATTACTCCAGCATCATATGCTACAGGCATCATTAAATAACCTCCACCATATCCTCCTCCGTACATACCACCATATAAACCAGCAGCTGGTACACCTCCTAAACCAGCAAATCCTCCAAACGGAGCATACATCTGATTAATAGCAGGTATTTCTTGATAGAATACTCTTTTAATTTCTATTCCACCTGATATGCTTTGGCTAATAGCCCATTCTTTCATATCATAGGTTTGTTGACCTGGTGTTAAAGCTATAGAGCCACTATACCAAGTTACATTTCCACCTACACCTGCTTCTTCTCCATATTGTTGAGCTAATCTTACAATGTTAGCAAAACTAGGTGTTATAATAGCAGTGTTTATAGTTGTAGTAGTTGGGGTACCTTCTAAAGTAAGAATGTTATCTCTAATTTGAAAAGCATATAATTCATTACCATAAGTGGTAATTGCTTCTTCAAACGCTGCCCAAAAGTTTATATCTTGTAATTCAATATCAGTGATAGGGTAACCTAATCTTCTAGCACAAAAATTAGCTACCTTATCTGCTTCTGTTTTAAAAGTAGCATCATTGTCATAAAAACCAAATGGAGTAGGAGGTACTCCTGATGATGTACTAGCGTAATAAGAAGCTGAATAAGAGGCAAATGAACTAGAGCCAGGCCAAATAGGAATATTCATGTCTGTGTTTTAATTATAAATATTTAGTCCCTATAATCTGAATATAGTTTAAGAATTGGTTCTACTATCTCGTGACGGTGATTTGTTTTTAAGGTAAATACTTTTACTCCTCTAATATTTTCTTCTAATCTTGTAAAGAATCCAATACCACTATCTTTTTTAGTTTTTAAGTCTGTTTGAGTTATATCTCCACAAAACACCATCTTACCACCTTTACCTAAACGACCTAAAATCATTTCTGTTTGTCCATGAGTAATGTTTTGACATTCATCTACTATTACAAATGAATTAGGAAATGTTCTACCTCTCATAAATGCAAAAGGTACAATTTCAATAACATTATCTCTAATCATTTTATCTACTTTTTCTTTATCATATAACATGTAAAGATTAGCATAGATAGGAGCCAACCATGGATCCATTTTTTCTTTTAAGTCACCTGGTAGGAATCCTATTTCCTCTTTAGCTACAGTAGGTCGAGTAATAATAATTCTCTCAACATCTTTTTTAAATACCATATCTAAAGCTACCTGACAAGCTACAAGTGTTTTACCACTACCA